CTAGGTGTTGAGTGTGGCTTCTGTGCCTTCAAGCACAAGTGCTGGCCTACACTGCAGACCCTGCCTTCACCTAACTCTAAAGCTAAGAACCCACCTATGATTGATTACATAGAATTAGCGGAGGGCTAATGGTTAAACCTAATACAGCGAGGCGTCACAACGTTAACATGTATCGCAGTGGTCTTGAAGTAGAGGCTGCTAAGTTCCTCAAGGATAGACAGAAGATCGTAGTCTATGAAAAGATAAAGATAGAATGGGAGGATCTAAAGTACCGCACTTACACACCTGACTTTGAGTTAGACAATGGTATCATAATTGAGATGAAGGGGTTGTTTGCTGCTAGTGATAGGCGTAAACATATTGAAGTACAGAGACAGCACCCAACACTAGATATTCGTTTTGTATTTAGTAATGCTAATTCAAAGCTTTACAAGGGATCTAAGAGTAGGTACTGCGATTGGTGTGATCAGAAGGGTTTTAAGTGGGCACACCGTGTGATACCTGAGGAATGGCTGAAAGAAAAAGGCTCTCGTATGAAAGAGCAACGAGTCAAAGTTAAAAGGAGAATGTAATGTCCTACGAGATTAAACCTGGTGATGTAGCTATTGTGTTATCACCTGTGATTGAGGATGATGAGTGGAATGGTAACATCAAGACAGGTATGGTGTTTGGTGATGCTGGTTCTGAGGATGGCATGAGGGCTGCACTTGATGAAGCACTAACTATGGCAGCAGCACAGAAGTTCTTAGAGATATACCCTGATGCTTGGGAGGACTTCTCTGATCTAAGGTCTGAGATAATGCAGGATATGTTCCCTGATCAGTTTCATGAAGCAGAAGAAGAGCTAAAAGAGTTACAGGAAGTCTCAGTAGAGGATAATGTTTATACGCTAAACCGCTGGACTAAGACAGAGGGCAATGCATGAAGAAGTTTAGCGTGACCTTTGTTGCTAAGTTAGATGATAGCAACAACATACTATCCTCATACGAGGACAGCCATGAGCAAGACATACATGACTTGATTACAGATATTATCTATGACATAGATGACTTGGATATAGAGAACTTATATGTGAAGGAGAGGCAATGATTACGAAGCATGACATAGATGCGTTTGTTAATATGATAGACGTAAGACCACAGGACTATTCATACTGGGTTGAAGATAAGATCGTAACGGAGGGAGAGACACGCTTAATTGAGAATGTTCTAGGATTAGTAGGTGAAGCAGGTGAGGTAGCAGAGAAGATCAAGAAGATGCTGCGAGACTCCAACAAGGTATCACCAGATGAGATTGTAAAGGAGTTAGGTGACGTTGTGTTCTACGCTACAGCCTTAGCTAATTACTTCGACAGTAGCCTCACAGAGGTGTTACAAGCTAACATGGATAAACTAAACAGTCGTGCAAAGCGTGGCGTTATTAAAGGATCAGGTGACAACAGATGAGCAATCAATTACCAACAGACTATCAATCATTCATTCACAAGTCACGCTACGCCAAGTACTTTGATGGTAAGGGCCGTGAGTCATGGGGTGAAACAGTAGGCCGCTACATGGATAACGTAGTACGTAAAGCGTTGGGTGGCCAAGACAACACGTACATAAAGGACATTGAGCAAGCCATTATTGGGCAAGAGATCATGCCATCTATGAGAGCAATGATGACAGCTGGCCCAGCACTTGACCGGGATAATACTGCAGGCTACAATTGTAGCTACCTACCCGTAGATGACCCTAAGTCCTTCGATGAGGCTATGTACATTCTCCTCTGCGGTACTGGTGTCGGCTTCTCCGTTGAGCGTCAGTTCATCAGCAAGCTCCCTGAAGTACCTGAGCTCTTCGAGAGTGAGTCTATCGTTGTCGTTAAGGACAGTAAGGAAGGCTGGGCTAAGGGGTTCCGTCAAGTTCTTGCACTCCTCTGGGCTGGTGAGATTCCTAAGTGGGATGTATCGCAGGTACGCCCTGCAGGTGCAAGGCTCAAGACGTTTGGCGGTAGAGCATCAGGTCCAGCACCACTCGTAGAACTGTTTAACTTTGCTGTGTCTATCTTCAAGGCTGCACAGGGACGTAAGCTTAGCTCTATGGAGTGTCATGACTTGATGTGCTTCATTGGTCAGGTAGTGGTTGTAGGTGGAGTCAGACGCTCAGCTATGATCTCACTGTCTAACCTGAGTGATGACCGTATGCGTCACGCTAAGTCAGGACAGTGGTGGGAGACAGCAGGGCATCGTGCCTTAGCTAACAACTCCGTGGCATACACTGAAAAGCCTGACATGGAAACTTACATGCGTGAATGGCTGTCTCTTGTTGAGTCCAAGTCAGGAGAGCGTGGTATCTTTAATCGCCAAGCATCCAAGGTACAGGCTGCTAAGAATGGGCGGCGTGATCCTAATCATGAGTTCGGAACTAATCCGTGCAGCGAAATAATCTTGCGCCCATACCAGTTTTGCAACCTAACCGAGTGTGTAGTACGTGCAACGGATACTATTGAGGATCTTGAGCGTAAGGTAAAGCTTGCTACTATCTTGGGTACAATCCAGTCTACTATGATTAAGTTCCCCTACCTACGTAAGGTCTGGCAGAACAACACAGCAGAAGAGCGGTTGCTTGGCGTGTCTATGACAGGCATTATGGATAACCCTCTTATGACAAATACTAACAGAGGATTGGGTAAGACTCTTGAGCATTTACGTTCTATCGCTGTTGCTACTAACGCTGAGTGGGCTGAACTTCTTGGCATCCCTGTTAGTGCTGCTATCAGCTGTGTTAAACCTTCAGGTACAGTCTCACAACTGGTTGATTCTGCTAGTGGTATTCATGCTAGGCACAGCCCCTATTACATTCGCACTGTGCGTGGCGACAACAAAGATCCTCTGACACAGTTCATGATTGATCAGGGTATCCCTAATGAGCCTTGCGTTATGAAGCCTGATAGTACTGTGGTATTTAGCTTCCCTGTTAAGTCCCCTACTCAGGCAGTCACACGCAACGACATGACAGCAGTAGAGCAGCTTGAGTTGTGGCTTACATACCAGCGGCACTGGTGCGAACACAAACCTAGTGTGACGATCTCAGTGCGTGATGGTGAGTGGATGGAGGTAGGTGCCTTCGTGTACAAACACTTTGATGAGATGTCAGGTGTGTCTTTTCTGCCACACTCAGATCATACATACCAGCAAGCGCCTTATCAGGACTGTACTAAGGAGGAGTATGGAGATGCTCTAGCTATCATGCCTGACAAGATTGATTGGGAAGTACTTAATGAGTATGAGAGCGAAGATAACACGGTATCCATGCAGACTATGGCTTGCTCTGGTGATAGCTGTGAGATCGTGGATCTAGTATGAGTTACGTAGTAGTAGGCACATCCAACTGTACGTTTTGTACTAAAGCTAAACATCTACTACAAGAAAAGAGGGTAAGCTTCACGGCTTACTCTGTTGACACACAAAGTAGCAAATGGCTATTGACACTAATTAAACAAGCAGGTATGACTACCGTACCACAAATATGGGACAACAAAGGTAACTACGTAGGTGGTTATACAGAGTTAGTTCAAAACCTTGAAAGGGAATAAGACATGGAAGCAGTTTTTGTATTTATAGTAACAGCAATCATAGCAACAGGAGTCATTAAAGAAGTTGTAGTACCAGTGACTACTAAAGCAGTAGAGGTTGCAACACCTATCGTTGATAGTGCTATTGAGAAAGGTACAGATGTTTATGATGCAGGTAAAGAATTAATTACTGGCAAAGAAACAGAGTAAGATATAAGGCTCAGCGTTACGGCGCTGGGCTTTTGTTTAATGTAGGAGTATGTAATGCGCACGTGTAGAGTTTGTAAGGTAAACTTGTCAGAAGATAACTGGTATACTTCTTGTCAGAAATATAACATACCTGTTTGTATGACTTGTACAAAACGTCAGTCTTTAAAGTCTGTTAAGGTATCTAATCCAAACCGTATGTATGTGAATGGCAAGTACATAAAACGCTCACACCCATTACACAAACCAGGTAGATATAAGACGTTTAATGATGCAGCTTTTGAGGGTACTTACAAACTAAGTGATATCAAAGAGGGCTACGTCTACGTTATAGCCAATAAGGCATGGCCTGGTTGGGTCAAGATAGGTATGGCTGTTGATGCAGAGGAACGTTTAGGTGGCTATCAAACAAGTAGCCCACACCGTGACTACACACTAGAACATACTGTAGCATCTAACGATAGGCGTAAGTCTGAG